ATTCGGCTCGACCCCTGAGAACCCCGATCCTCCGGCGCATACACATGAGTCACCAGGGGCCTACGTTGTCCCTGGTAGATGGGGTGATCCGCATGCAGTCCATTGCCCAGGTCGCCGCCAGCAACGACGAGGTCGCCACTCTGCGTGCGATGCGTGACAAGTTGGCCGCCGATATGGACATCGCTGAGCCGTCGGTCGTGGCGCAAATCTCCGGCCGTCTCGAAGCCGTGTTGAAGCGCATCACCGAGCTCGGTGGCGCAGGGGAGGCGACACTCGATGACGTCCTCGCTGAGCGTCGAAGCATGCGCGCCAAGCGTTCGCAGTCTGCCGGCTGACGCCGTACCGCATCCACGCATCGAGGACGCACTGGATGTCGCCGAGATCGCCGGGCTGAAGCTGTTCGACTGGCAAGCCGACGTCATGCGTGACGCCTGTGCCGTCCGTGCCGACAACCCCGACAGATGGGCGGCCCGTGAGGTCGGCTTGATCGTCAGTCGTCAGGCAGGCAAGGGCAGCATCCTCGAGGTTCGCCAGCTCGCCGGGCTGTTCCGGTGGGGTGAGCGCCTCCAGGTGCACTCAGCGCACGAGTTCCGCACCTGCTACGAGCACTTCCGGCGCATTGTCGGCCTCGTCGAGAACTGTGACCTGCTGCGTAAGCAGGTGAAGATCATCCGCACCGGCGCCGGCGACCAGGCGATCGAGCTCAAGACCGGCGAACGTCTGCGCTTCATTGCCCGTTCTCGGGCGTCCGGCCGTGGGTTCTCGGCTGATGCCGTCTATCTCGACGAAGCGTTCCATCTGTCGACCGAGACGATGGGCGCGCTGATGCCAGCGTTGTCGGCTCGGCCGAATCCGCAGGTGTGGTATACCTCGTCGGCGCCGCATGCGTCGTCGGACGTGCTGCATTCCGTTCGTCGTCGCGGTCTTGCTGGTGACGAACCTCGCCTGTTCTTCATCGAGTGGTCAAACGATCCCAATGTCGACCCGACCGACCCGATGGCGTGGCGACGAGCGAACCCCTCGATGGGTCTGCTGGTGTCCGAGGAGGACATCGCCGCCGAGCAGCGGTCGTTGTCGCCCGAAGAGTTCGCCCGCGAGCGTCTTGGTATCCCCGAGGAGCCGTTGGGCGCCGGTTCCGGCCCGATCGCTATCGAGCGTTGGCAGTCGTTGACCGATGGTGATTCGTTGCCGCTGGATGACACGGTCCGTGTGGCGCTTGATGTCACCCCTGATCGTCGGTTCGCGACGTTCGGCATCGCCGGCAAGCGTGCCGATGGTTTGGGCCACGTGTCAGTTCGGCATCGTGAGCCGGGCACGACGTGGGTTGTCGGGCGGGCGAAGGTGCTCGCCGATGGGCATAACACGCCGATCATCGTCGTCAAGGGTTCGCCGGCTGAGTCCCTGATTCCTGATCTCGAGCTCGCTGATGTCCCGGTGGACGTGATGACGGCGGCCGACTATGCCGGTGCGTGTCAACGGTTCGTCGACGCCGTGAACGCTCAGGAGCCGTTGTTGCGGCATCGTGGTAGCCCTGACCACACCGCCGCCGTGTCGGCCGCTCAGATCAAACCGGCGGGCGATGGTGGCTTCGTGTGGTCGCGCCGGACGACGTCGGCCGATATCACGCCGTTGACGTCGGTGACTGCTGCGTGGGGCCGTGTCGGTCACGGTGATGACGATTACGACGTGTTGTCGTCGGTGCTTTGAGGAGGTGGACATGTTCCGCAAGTTGTCCCCCGTCCTTGACGTTGCCGGTCTCGGGTTGATTGTCGTCGCTGCAGGCTCATGGCTCGGCGTCGCCGCCGCGCTCGCCGCTGCCGGCGTATGTTGCCTCGTGGTGTCCTGGTCGATGACGAGGCCGCCTCGATGAGTAGCATCCTGTTTCGCGGCCCGGCGTTCCCGTCGGCGTCGGAGTTGATCCCGCGTCGGCGTGCCACCACGAGCCGTTCGTACTCGGTTTCGTCCGATGACGCCATGAAGAACTCGGTCGTGTGGGCCTGTCTTCGGTTGCGTGCCGACCTGATCTCGACGTCGCCGATCGACTGCTATCGCAACATCGACGGCCGTGCGGTCGAGTTCACCACGCCGCAGGTGTTGCGGGCGCCGGGTGGCGCTTCGTGCGGCATCGTGGAATGGCTGTATTCGACGCAAGTCGACCTCGACCGCTTCGGCAACTGTTACGGCATCATCACGGCACGCGATGGTCTCGGTTTGCCGGCGCGCATTGAGCTCGTCCCGGCCGAGACGGTCACGGTGTTGACGTCGGCGGGCATGGTGACCGGGTATCGCATCGGTTCGATGGTGTATCAGCCGGGCGACATCTGGCACGAGAAGCAGTTCACGATGGCTGGTGTCCCGGTGGGACTTTCTCCTCTTGCGGCCGCGGCGTTGACGTTGTCGACGTCGTTGTCGGCGCAGGAGTTCGCCGCCGATTGGTTCTCTGGTGCCGGTGTCCCGGCGTCGCATCTTCGCAACACGGCCAAGACGCTGAACCCTGATGAGGCCGAGACGGTCAAGGATCGCTTCAACTCATCGGTTCGCACGGGCGACGTGTTCGTGACGGGCGCCGATTGGGAATACGAGATGCTCGGCGCGAAGGCGTCTGAGTCGTCGTTCATCGAGGCGCAGCATGCGACCGGTGCTGACATGTGCCGGTTCCTTGGCGTCCCCGGCGACATGGTGGACGTGAACGAGCAGACCGGCTCGGTGACGTATGCGAACATCACGCAGCGGAACCTGCAGCTCCTCATCATGAATCTGGGTCCGGCGGTGACTCGTCGCGAGGTGGCGTTGTCGGCGCTGTTGCCGCAGCCGCGCTACGTCAAGTTGAACACTGACGCGGTGGTGTTGCGGATGGACCCGACGACACGCGCCGAGCTCAACGCGATCTTGATCGACTCGAAGCAGCGCACGCCGTCGGAGGCTCGCGAGAAGGATGATTTGCCGCCGTTCACCGCAGCGCAGATCGCCGAGATTCAAGCGCTGACGATGAAGCAGGCCCCCGCGCCTCAGGTGGCCGCAGCGGCGCCCGTGGTGCCACCTGAGCGTTCGTTGACGGTGTCGCCGGTGATTCACGTCGACGCCCGCCAGGAGCCGCCTCAGGTGCATGTGGACGCCCGTCAGGATGCGCCGAATGTGACGGTGGAGCCTGCCGTCGTCAACGTGTCCAACGAGTTCACGATGCCGGATATCGACGTGGACGCTCGCACCGAGCCGCCGGTCGTGAACGTGACCAACCAGATCGAGCCGCCGCCCGTCCCGGCCGAGCGTGCGGTTCGCAAGACGATCGAACACACCGCAGACGGCCGTATCGCCGCGATCATCGAGGAGACCGTCTAATGTCCAAAGGCAACGTCACCGAGAACGATTTGGTGAAGTTCTACGCGCTCGGTACGGCGATGCCGTCCTATGGCTCGACGTGGTACGTGCATCTCCACACCGCCGACCCCGGCGAGGCTGGCACGTCGTCGACGTCGGAGGCGACGTACACCGACTACGCCCGCGTGGCGGTGTCGCGTGACGCTGCCGGGTGGACCATCTGTGACGCTGACGGCACGACGAACGCGTCGGGCTCGGCGTTCAAGAACGCGGCGGAGATCACGTTCCCGGAGTGCAACGCCAGTTACTCGCCGTCGACAGAGACGATCACTCATGCGTCGGTGTGCTCGAACGGTGGGCAGGTCATCTACAAGGGCGCGTTGACGACTCCGATCGTGGTTGGCGCCTTGAATACGCCGCGGATCGTGGCTGGCGGCGCCATCTTCAAGGAGAACTGAGATGGCAAAGACGATCACGCAGATTCCGCCGGACTCGACGGGCGACAAGCTCGACATGATCTCGTTCCCGCGTGGTGCTGACACGGTGCAGCTCCAGGGTGTCATCCCGTCGGGTCTGCCGACGTATCGGGCTGTGTCGGGCGACATCGTCCCAGCCAACAACAAGTACCACATCTACCTGCTCAACAACTCGGGCAGCGCGCAGACGGTGTATCTGTTGGCGGTCCGGTATCGCGTGATCAACCCAACGGCCGTGACCGGCGTCATCAACCGGTTCGATCATCGCCGGGCGACGGGCGCATCGCCCGCGGGTGGCGCATCGATTACCCCGGTGGCGCACAACTCGGCCGACCCCGCCATCTCTGGTGTCACTGCCTACGGTGGCGCGACGTCGGGCGTGTCGGATGGCTCGCTGTTGGAATCGCAGTTGATCGTGACCGAAGAGGGCACGGCGGCGGTGACGAACATCAACCCCATCCACGAGATGTTGCCGGGCCTGTTTGTTCCGTTGCAGCCGTGGGGTCGCCCCCATGCGTTGCGCCCCGCTGAGGGTTTCGGCGTGAAGCAGAACGGTGCGGGCACAGTGAACACCATTCAGTGGATCATCGACTTCTGCATCGAGCCCGACTGATGCCCCTCGCGTCGCTCGCCAACCTGCAATGGAACGGGCCGGCGTCGATGGCGCTCATCGGCGAGGATGTCGGTGAGGCGCCGCAGATCACGTTGTCGGCGTTCACGCGGGCGGTTGCCGACGTGCTGGCAACTTCCGAAGTTCAGGCCCGTATGACGATCCTGCTCGGCATGTTCGCCGACGTGCTCGCCTCGGCCGATACACAGATCGACGGGTTCCGCTCGAAGGGCCGCGTGGTGCTCGACGTGGACATCTCGGCCCGTCCGTCGGCAGAGGACATCGCGCAGGCAGTGTGGGGCGCTTCGCAGACCATCACCGAGCAGTCGGGAACGATGGCGAAGGCGATGCGCCTGATGGCTGCCATCAGCGCCAACCGTGTCGTCACGGACCCCACAGCGGGCACGTACACCGTCTACGACGACGATGACGCGACGGTGCTGGCATCGGGTGATCTGTGGGAGGACGCGGCCGGTACGTCGCCGTATGCGGGCGCTGGCGCCGAACGTCGCGACCGTCTGACCTGACCGGAGGGGCGCTATGGCGATTGTTGCCAAGGGCCTCGGCCAACCAGAGTCGGGGTCGGTTGTCGCCGCCGGCATGGGTGCCGCAGGTGAGCCGTCCGGCTTCCTGAGTGTCCGCCTCGATGTCACGTCGACATCGGAAGTCACGATCACCGCCGAGGTGCTCGACGGCACCCCGGCCGAAACGCCCGCCGCCGGTCGCCCAATGTGGCGCCCGTATCAAGGCGCATTCCAACCGCTCCCAGAGCGCAAGCCGAAGTACGTGGATGCGTCGCTCTCGGTGGTTGCCGCTTCGTCGGCGTCGATCGACGTGGACGTCACGTACAACTTCGACGCCGAG